AGCCATTCCATACAAAATCTTTTTTGGTAGCCTCTGGGTACAGTTTGTGGCACCAACTGCGGCAACACGGACACGCCATCTCAAATCTCCAATGAAATGAAGGTGGCCGTGAACGTGCCGGAGACCACCGTTGCCGTCTGGGTTCCTGCGAGCGACACGGCCGTGGCGGTATGCGACGCGCCGACGGTTGTGACGTTCGTGGTCGTCTTGTTTACAGTGATGCTGCAATCGGTCGTGTTCAGCGTTGCCGATATGTTCGTAATGACCGACACGCTGCTCCCAGGTTCGGCATAGGTGATCGTCTGCGTGCTATTTGGCCCGAGGAACGTAATCGTCTGCGTCGCCGTCGCCATGACGGCCGTCTTCGCCGACATCTGGAACGAGACGAGATACCACTGCGTCCCGTCCTTCGCGACATTGACGATTCGGGAAGTCGCCGTGCTCTTCGGGGCGGGAAGGCTGACGAGCTGATTGATGACGCTGACCGTGTTCGGCGTGCTCGTGACGCCATAGTAGGTCACGGCCTGCGACGAGCCCATCGACCACGCGGTCGTGACGGTGCCGACGCGGAAGATTTTGGGCTGATAGGACTGCGTGGTCTCGAACCGAGTTGGAATCTGCGAGACGCCACCGCCTTGCGGCAGAGAGTCCACACGCGCAATGGTATCCTTGATCCTTCCGACCAGTTGCGGCCCTATCAAAAATCCTTTTTGCGACATGACTAGAAGTTCCAGCGAATGCCGAATTCAGAGAAGTTGTCGCCAAACGTCGTTTCGGGTTGCGTCCGCAGCGTGACGAACAAGTCTTCAATGCTAGAGCCGCCCTGTCCCGAATTAAAATATGGGACATACGCCGGCAGGCCACCCCAAGTCAGCGCCACCGGCTGCGCAGAAGGCAACTGCGTGAAACCACCATCGTCAAAAGGAACCTTCACCATCGCTCGAACAATCGTGTCCTGCGTGTTTCCTGCGTAGTCTTTTCCTGTTGGCGTTGGGAGGTTCACTAAGACTCGTCCATCCTTCCGCTCAAGGGCTAGTGCGTCGTTGTCAACGAAGCTCTCTCCGAGGCCGCCCTGCCTGATGCGAAATCCTGTTCTCATAAACCGCAAGTCCCACCCCGCCGGCCTGCCAGTAATTGAAAATTGATACGTTCGCTTAAAACCGCGAAAAATAATGTTGCCCCATGTCTCAACGACTGGAACACACTCAATGTTCTTCAACATACATGACCGCTTCTTGACAAGGCTCCCTGAGAACGAGAACGCCTCGCTGTTGATGTAGCCAATGTATTCAATATGCCGCGTGGGAAGCGTATCGAACTGTTCAATGTTGATCGTGAACATCGGCACGAGCGTGCTCAAGCCGTCATACATATCGCCGTTCGGGTTCGTGGCACCGCTCTTAGACGAGTTGTTTGCGTCAGTATCGTAATACTCGTGAACCGCGATTTCCTCGAGGCCACCCGAGATGTTGAATAACGCGGGCCGAACGTCTGGCGGGTCAAGCTTTGGGTCTTTTGGCTCGCCATCCGTTTCTCCGTCGGTCGCCGCAGCCGCACCGGGTGTCGTTCGGTATGTCGCCGTCACGATGCGGACGAGGCGGCTCTCGCCATCAGCCTTTACGTCCAAACTGACGCATGGAACGGGCTCGCTGGCACTCAACGGATCGCCAATGTTGACGCCGATCACATTGGGCACGACGAAAGGTTCGTTCGGGTAGTTCAGCAGCACCTTCCAGACGCGGGTGGCTGTGTCCGCTAGGCTCCCGCCATCGCTGCTGCGACTGTACGACTTGCCTTGGGCGAGTTCTGAGACGAGCTTCGGCATCAGTTCACCACCTGTCCCGTGTTTGCAATAACTGCCTGCTTGATTTCCTCAAGCTTTCCTAGTTGCTTGTTCAGAACCTCAAGATTCTGATTCTTCGCCTCGTCGTCGCCACGCAGGAGCCGGTTGAGTTCACTCTGCCCCTGCTGGCTGTTGATATCGGTCGCCTCAATCCTGGCTCGCGACGGCTCCCGCATGGCGTTCTTAAATTGCTCATCCATCGCGACGAGAGCCGGAGCCGCCTCTCGCATTGCGTTTCGAGTGGCGTCGTTAATGAATTGCTCGCGCTCACGGTCGCTTCCCATCTGAGAAGCGCGAGCGGCGATGTCCGCGCCGATGCCGGCGGCTGTCTCGCGATCCTTGTCTCGTTCACTCATGCCGAGCACGCGACCGCGGTCTGCTGCCGCCGCCGACTCTGCTTGGTCAGTCAGCGCGTCTCTTTGCGCACGAGCCTTCTTTACTTCTGGACTCTGTTCAACTGTCGCGTCTATGCGAGCTTGAATGCCTGCGCGCTCTTTTCGCAGCGACTCCCTTTCCTCAACAGTGCCCCCGTTGACGCCGTTTTCGCCGAATTTGTTCACGGGAGATGAAAGCTGCTGCTCGATCTCGTTTAGTCTCCTGAACTCAGCCGCGAGCGGCCCCCCGCCAAACAAAGCCTGCTGCTCGCGCCTCTCTCTGGCTGTTTCCCTGCTGTTCTCAAAGTTTCGCTGCGACTGCCTCGCGGATGTAACGTCTTGCTCTGCCTCGCGACGCCGCTCGCCGGATTCGCGAGTGCCCTTGCGGGCATCTTCTCTTCTGGCATCCTCGGCACGGCTTTCAAGAGTTGATACGTCTTGTTGCACGCTTTGGGAAAATCGCTCAAGTGCTTGAGAAAAACGACCAACTTGATTGGCTGCTATCGCAAGCTCCTGAGCCATCTTGCGCGCCGCGTCCGCGTCCTGCATGAACCCGGTCGGGTCTTCACCTCTCGCCGCAGCGTCGTTTGCAGCCGCGTCAAGCATCGCGATCACGTTGCTAAGACTGTCAAGCTCGACTCTTATCGCACTTGAAGAGCCTTGATCTCCGAACGCAGTCGCGATCGTCTTCTGCGCGGCAGACAGTTCGTCGCCAACTCTGAACAACTCTCGCGCGATACGCTCGGCAGCCGCAAAGTCGGCATCGGCGACATCTGTAAATCTATGAAGAATAGATGCGAGCCTTCCGATTTCTTTGTCGACTTCGGCAATCTGCTGAAACTTTTCCGTGGGGCTTCCTGCGACTTCGATGTCGTTGCGAAACTTTTCAAGTCGCTCAAGTTGAGCCTTGATCGCGTCCTGTCTAACTCGCTGCCCCTCAACCCCTAGGCCGGCACCGTTGGCGCGTGCAGCGATTGCGTTAAGGTCGCGTATTACGGTGCGCCCAGTCTCGTCTTCAAATGCGTTGATGCGAGCAAACGAATCATCTCTACCGGCCCCACCCAGGGCGGCATTCGCCTCGTCTGGTGAAATGGGCCGCGAGAAGTAGCTGGTGACAGCCCCCTCTGTTCGTTCCATCCCGGCGAGTCTGCGCTGCAATCCGATTCGCTTGTTGAAATACTCGCGATCGGTCTCGAACACCCCCTGCGGAGCCTCGATGTCCTGCTGAAGCTTTTGGCGCTCAAGGCGAATCTTTATCACCTCTGGCGTTGAGGCCGCCACTCGCTCTTGCTGCGATTCTCGTTGCTTCTTGCGGATGTCCGAAAACTGTTCCTCTCGGGCGTTGCGAGCCATCTGCTCTTGACTCGCGCCTGAATCTCCGATGGACTTCGCGAGTGACTCGTATGCTGTCTGTAGACCTTCAACAAGCGACTTCTGCTTGGCGAGTGAGTCGTTCAGCACCTTTGCCTTTTTCTCGGCGTCCTCGGTGCTGAAAACATACTTGGCAATCGCGACTGCGACCTGTCCTCCGATCACAGCGCCTAATCCGATGAACAACCCCTTGGTATTGCCAAGGATAAACGCGAGCTGCGTGATGTTGTTGCTAACGGCGCGGAGCTTGAACTCAAGTCCGCCCGTGGACGACAAGAAGTCGTCCACGGCAAACGCCGCCTGATTAAGCGCGAGCGAGAACTTATCGGCCCCCATTCGCCCAACGTCGCCGATGCCTTTCGTGAACGCCTTGGCCTGCTCTTTTGTTAGGTGTCCAGCCTGCACTGCGGCTTCGCCGATCTTCTCGGCAAGTTCGTCTGCCTGCTTTGTCGTGGCGGCTAGCCCCAGCGTACCGCTATTAGATGCCTCCTCGACAAACTGCGAATATCGATTGAATGCGTCCGCGACAGGCCCGCTGGCGGCAGCACCAACCTCGAGCAGCTTTGAGCGAATGAATCCTAGCTGCTTCTCGACGCGAGTGAACGCAGCTTCGTTGAGAGCGTCGCCGAGAGTGCCTCCGAGCTTGGCGGCTTGCTGCGCCCTAGTAATGCTTACTCCCAACTGATTGGCTGACTCGACAACTGCATCAATCTCGGCCTGCGTGGAAGTCGGTGTTAGAGACTTAAACTCAGCCCGAACTTTGTTGATCGCGGGAATTAGCTGTGCTTGCAGGGGGATCGGAAGCCGCTCTAGGCTGTGTTGCAACGAAACCACATTCGACTGCAATGCTGAGTATTGTCTGGCGACAGTCCCAAAGTCCTCGCCAAGAACATCGACGGGTGCTTTCTGAGGCGTCGCGGCAGTCGCCGACGCCGAGATTGCGTTGACTCTTGAAGACGCAGCGTCAATGTCAGCGCCAGACGGCGAGGACAACTGAGCCAGCGACTCAAGGGCAGCACGCTCTTGAAGCAGGTCGCTTTCAAGCTTTGTTTTGATCGATCCGGCCGGGAGCTTTTCGATCGCCGCTTTTGCCTTGTCAACGGCATCTTTCAGTCTGTCAATTGGGGCTGCCGGCTCTCCGATACTGTCTGCTATCGATGCTAGAGAGTCACGAAGCTTTTGAACATCTGCCTGCGCCTTGTCTGCATCGACTTTTAGAGTCCGTTGCTTTTTAAACTCATCGTCTAAGTCCTTGACCGCCAATTGCATTGCTGCAACGTCAGGATCGCCGTTCACATCGACCGCAGACAGCGAACCGAGAGCCGCTCCGATCTTGGGCTGCAAGGCCGTGCGTCCAGCAGCATCCAGTTGCCCGAGGCTGCCGATGATGCGCTTGACCTCGGCCTCTGCCTGTCCTGCGTTCTGAACTTTTCCGACGATCGAGAACTCTGCGTCGCTTGCAAGTTCTCGAATCCTGTTGCCAAGGTCTATGACCTTCTTGTCAGCCTCCGTAGTTTCAACATTCAGCTTTACTCCAGCCTCGATGTCCGACTTAATCGCATCGTAAACGCTCTTGAATTTTGCTAAATCGACAACGCCGGTCGCGCTATCAGGCGTGGCTGCGTCTATCAAATCGTTGAGCTGCGACCGAGAGGCATTCCGTTGAGTTGCGTTCAGCTTGTCCATCATCCCGATTACTTCCTGAATCGCAGCAACCGTCTGCTGAGAGTTCTGGAAGTTGCCGGTGATGGTGAAATCAGCGAGCGTCTGAAGCGATTTCAGCTTTTCTGCGAGGTCGTCGACCGCCACCTTCGCGGTGCTCGTGCTGACCTGAAGGTCGATCTTTTTCGACCCCTCGTCAACGAGCTTGTTGATGCTGGCCGTGCTCTGGTCAAGCTCCTTCTGTAGGGTCGTCGCCCACCCAGTGAGCCCCATTGCCGAAGCGCTTTTGAGGTTCGCAAGAATTGCCTCTGCCTTCTGCGACTCGGCGGCGATCTGCTGAAGAATCCGAGACACATCGCCAGCGTTTCCTCTGGCGATGCCAGATACAGCCATCTGCGATTCGGCATCGCCGCCGAACTTGACGCCTCGCTTCAGTGCCGCACTCAACCCAGGCTGATCGAACGCCAACTCGCGGCCCGACTTTAGGCTTCCGACAAGCGACGAAGCCTCACTCAACTGCTTGATCGCGATCGTTACGCCGCGAACACTGTCCTCGACTGCCTCAAACTGCCCCTGGCTGACATCGCAGCCTCGCTTGATGTTGTCCGCAAGGTTCTGCGCTGCGTTCTGGGCGTTGCCGAGCGCCGGAATGAATCCGGCTTGCACCTCGCGAGACAGCTCGCCGAACCTGGCTACAGCGGCCTCAAGCGGTTTGTTGATCTGCTGCGAAAGCGAGAAAAGCTGCTGAGCGCGGTTGAATGACGCATCAAGCATTTCCTTGCCGAGGACGTTGATGACCGCGTCAATTCGCTGTTTCGGAAACCGCTGGAACTTCCGTATCAGCGAGTCAAGCTCAGGCTCATCGATCCCGAGCTTCGCGAGCTTCCGCTGACCGCGAGCAGTGTTCAGCGCCGCCTGGAGCTTCTGAAGCTCCCGAAGGCCACCGGCCGCGTCGAATATCCTGATGTCGCGGTTGCTCAGCTCGCGGAGAGCGGAGCGAACCTCCTTGATACTACGCAGACCGCTCTGGTCAAGGACGATCTTGACCTGTTCTTTAGTCAGGCCGCCGAGCCTTCCCTTTAGGTCTTCGACATCCTTGATCGCTCCGGCAAAGCCTTGGAAACTGAGTTTTAGGCTTCCGGCGGCCTTGAGCGACCCCTCGAGCCGCTGGAGCGGCGTGTAGATGCTCTGGATCGACTTCTCGGCATCACCCATCGCCTTGGTGATGTTCGACTGCACCTCGCGAGAGAATTTGCGAACCCCCCCAGCCGCGTCTTCCAGCTTGGCCTGGAAGTCGGCCGTGTTCGCCGTGACGATCGCGCTGATCTTGCCGAGGTAGCCGTTTGCCATCGATTCATCCCTGAATTGGCTTGGTTAACTTCATCATCTCGGCCATGATCTGAGCGTCAGTCTGCTCCGGCTTGACCGCAGTCGGAATGAACGCTGATTCGTCTGGGATGTCGTGCTTCTTGTAGTGTCCAGACGACGCCATGATCACTCGACACAGTCTGGCCGTTTGCCCCCACGGGTCAGGCAGCGGCCACCTCTGATCGTATGCGTACCACTCGGCTATCTCCGCGCTGTCGACCTCCTGCAACAGCCGCTTGACGCTCATGCCCAGCGTGGCCGCTAGGCGGAAGTAGAACCTCCGCTCGGGGCGGTTTCGGAATCTTCCCCCAAGGCATCCACTGCCTCCTGCGTGAAGGCGTTCAGCTTCCAGCCGGCCTCGAACAGGCGATTGATAACGACGGACGACTTCTTACCGAGGACGTCGGCCTCGTCGTCGCTGAAGAGACGCTCGCCGGCCTCGTCGCACAGAGCGAGCAGAAGGAAGCGAATGCGGAACGACTTCATCTTCTGGTCGGCGTAGGACTCCTCGAACCTGTCGCGGTCGGTTCCGGTGAGGACACGAAGGAACACATCGCCGCCCCACTCTGGAACGGCGATCTTCTCCTTGCGAACGTCGTCGGCTGCCAGGATGCTTTTGCGGTCAAGTGCCATTGCGGTGTGCTCCAGAAAGTGAACCAGTTGCGGCGTCCTGCCGGCTATGTGCCCTGATAATCAGTCATAAGAAAACGAAGAGAGCCGCGAACAAGCTCGCCGGCCTGGGCGCTCACGGACGCCGATTCGCAGATCACCCGACGGCTGACGGTGTAGCCGGCGGATGTGAATGTGAGGGTGCCGACTTTCTTCACAAACGTCCAAGGGTCGGCGTTGATTGTGAGAAAGTCCACCGTTATGGTGCCGCCGGTCTGTTCTCCGGTCGGCACCATAAAGGTGTAGCCAAGACTGTCCGATGCGGCGGTCATGTTGGTGACCTCTGCTGTCGGCATCTCCACGGAGATGCCGAGCAGCTTGCCGCTGAACGTCAGGAAAGAAAACGTCGCGCCGTGTGCGGTGGCCCCGGCCATGTCGGGTCACCTCCAGGGCGTCAGACCACCCGCCAAGAGAGGCTGCCTTTGACGAGATCGCCAAGCTGGCCGCCGATGGATGACGCGGTGAGGGTTGCGTTTCCCGTGAACGAGATGCCGCCCTGGCCGGTGATGCTGATTGAACCAGTCTGCGCCGTGACGATGGTGCTGGAAATGTAGTCGGCCGAGATTTCGCGCTGCACGAACGTGGGGACGTACTCGCGGCGACCACCAGGCGCAATGCCGAGATGCGAGCCGTCTGCGGTATCGATCTGGTCGCTAACATTAAAGCTCGTAGCGGTGAGGGTGATCCCTGCGTAGGTCACCGTCAGTCCCATTGCAGCAACACCGGCCATAGTGCGCCTCCTTGCGCTAAAGTCTTATTCAGTGGCCTCTGACCACCGAATCTGAAATAGTTGTCGAACCTCGTATGCGGGCGGGAGCTGCGCTCCCACGGCTGCGGGGTCTAGATAGTCGTCTGTCTCAGACACGAGCCGTATATCACTTATTGTAACGCCCGACAGGGTGCCAATGCGGCCATCCAAGGCAAGACGAACCTCGTCTGCAAGCTCACGCGCGGAGTCGTAATACAGAGCCCACGAGGCAATCTGAAGGCTCACTACTGGCTGATACAGCGGCCCGACGAACGCGGCCTCTCGGGTAATGTTGTTCCGCTTGTAGACGCAGAACGGCAACGAGGCGGTCTTCGGCACCGCGATGGGGTAGACCTGAAAGCCGACCAGCCTCGCCACCCCTGGAGTGATGATCAGCCTCTGGAAAATGTGCTTTTCTGGGGAGATGATCATTAGTGCTTGTTCAGGTGAGCGTTTATTTCTGCGAACAAAAGCGACTGAACTGCCTCGGCCGTCTTCTGGATGGTCTTTTCCATGAGGTGATAGGCCGGCATCGGAGCAATTGTTTCGCCTGGGCGGAGTGTGATTGGGTGCTGCTCGCCACTGCGGCCGTTCTTGCCGAGCATAAAGTCTCGCGAATAGCCCGCTCTTCCCTTGCCCTGCCTCGTTGGCTCGTCGATGCTGCCCATGAGGAAGTAGTAGCCACGAGACATCCTGGCGAACTGAGCGTCGTTCGACGACGAGTGCAACCGCATTCGACGGTTAATCATCGTGTGGACATTGATGTAAGTTCGCCGGCCCTGCGTCCCAGGCTTTCTACGTCCCGAGCCGAACTCCACCAGCCATGCGTGATTTCCAGACACGGCCGAGTCTGACGACCCCACAGGGCCGGTCTGCCGTGGGCCGGTGATTGCGACCGCCGCCTGCGAATACGGCCGCTTCTCGGTGGTCACCGAGTCGGCGAGGTTCCCCGTGGCCTGCATCTGCCTCGCGGCTGCGGAGTAAGCCGTTGCAATCGGCTTTGACGCCTTGACAACTGCGTCCATCAAAAGTCTCGGGGCGGCCTGCGCGGCGATCCGCTGAAGCTCCTTCGCCATCTCGCGAACGCCTGCCGTCTGAATCGTTACGAAGCCCTTTGTCTTTTCAAGCGAGGACTCCCCACCGACGTATCGCGGCGTTGGGTTGCTTGTCGTAATCATGTCGCGTCCTCCCTCGCCAGTATCTCATGGATCGAGCGAGCCTCTCGCTCAAGGACGCTGGAAATCTCCATCACGCGGTCTCGCCAGATCAGCCTGTGCTGATGCGTGATGCCTGGAAAGAAGCGAATGCGAATGCGGTGCGTCACGAGCACGCCGGCCTGCTGCGCGGCGAAGTAGTCGGCGGCCCTAACGCCCATGACGCTTGCGTATACCGTGGCCTCGTCCACCCAGGTCAGCGTCGTCTCGCCGAACGCGCTCTGCTGATCCACGGGCTTCTGGATCGTCACCCGCTCGCGCATCGCGCCAGAGTTAATCATGGCTCACCCCATCCAGAGGGCGGTGTAGGAGCCCGAGCCAGACGGAGCCGATACCGTGATCGTCGCCGTCACCGGCAGGACGGCCAGCCGGCCGGCAGAGACGTTGATGCTGCCAGCCAGCCGCAAGACGCTCGCCCCCGTATTCTTCACAACCAGCGTCGAAAGCGGGGTCGCGCCGACGATCTGCACCGCAGCCGTGCCGACGCTCGCATTGATCGTCTGGGCCGTCGTCAGGGCAGGGGAGAGGTGCTCCGCCAAGTTCCCGATCGTCAGCGACGTATCGGAGGCGTCGTGGTACACGGTGTCGATGTCAATGCGGGCACGAACGGTCATCGGTAGACTCCTTGGCTGGCCGCTGCCAGAAGCGTTTCAAACGTCTGCGGCACCGACTGGGGTGCCCCGGTGACGGCCGGCTGGCGAGTGTCGTACCAGTGGCCGACAAGGAGCAGGATCAGGTGCTTCACGATGGGGGGCGCAGACTGCCCGTCATCGCCGTAGCCCGCCGTGTAGCGGACGGTCACAGAGTTCTCGTCACCTCGAGTCGCCGGCCACGAGCTGGCCCAGAGCGGGTAGATGCGTCCAGGCAGGACGCTCGCGTCCACTTGGAAGTTGCCGTTCGCGCTCAAGAGCGTGCCATAGGTGCCGTCGCCCGTGCGGTAGGTCACCGTAATCGCCTTGTCCTGCATCGGCAATCGAGGCAGGATGATCGCCCAGATCGGGAACAGGTCGTACTTGACCTCCCAGACCGTGGTGCAGATCGTGATGTCAAGGACATCTTCGACATACTGCCTCGCCACCGAGATCAGCGACTGAATGTAGAGATCGTCCGTCTCCGTATCGACGCGGGCGTGCTGCTTGGCAAACTGCAAGCTGACCGGCTCCACAGACGGGTTCGTGATTCGACGAAGACTACGAAACGGCGTGATCGTCGGCGTCGGGTTCTGCGGCGTGCCGAAGATAATCGTGTCCATTTATCGCCTCTTCTTCGGTGTGTGCTTCACGGCCATTTCCGCCCGCTCGAGCACCTCGGG